GAGCGCCGCGAGAGCTTTGCAGCGCAGATCCCCGCAGGTGGATTGTTCCTGACGGCCGGTGCCGATGTGCAGAAGGACCGCATCGAGGTCGATGTCTGGGCTTGGGGTCGCGGGCTGGAAAGCTGGCTCGTCGATCACATCGTGATCCCCGGAGGGCCAGATGATCCTGCCTGCTGGGACAAGCTGACCGCGTTGCTGGGTCGGACCTGGACGCATCAGAACGGTGCGGTGATGACGCTGGCGAAGCTGGCGATTGATACCGGATACGAGTCCGCCGCCGTCTACGCTTGGGCGCGCAAGCAGGGCATTGCGCAGGTCGCCCCCGTGAAAGGCTTGGAAGGTTTCAACCGGGCCACGCCGGTATCGGGGCCGACCTTTGTCGATGCCACGGTGAATGGCCGCAAGCTCAAGCGCGGCGCGCGGCTCTGGACCGTGGCAACGGCCACCTTCAAGGCCGAGACCTATCGGTATCTGCGGTTGGAGCGACCAGAAGAGCCAGATGCCGCAGCACCTGCCGGGACGGTTCACCTGCCCGACTGGGCCGACAGCGAATGGCTCAAACAGCTGGTGGGCGAACAGTTGGTGACGATCCGCAACAAGCGCGGCTTTGCCCGCCAGGAATGGCAGAAGCTGCGCGAGCGCAACGAGGCGCTCGACACACGGGTCTATGCGCGCGCGGCGGCATGGATTCTTGGGGCAGATCGCTTCGACGAACGGATGTGGCGGCAGCTTGAGAAACAGGCCGGGGTAGAGACCGTGGCGACCTTGGCGCAGCCCGAGGCAGACAAAGCGACGGAACCGCAAGCCGGGCGCATCACCGCGCCGCGACGCCGTGGATGGAAGATCAGCACGCCCAAATACATGGAATGACCGGAACACCAATGACTATTGATGAGTTGAAACGCCACCACAGCGCACTGCTGGCAGCACGCTACAGCGGCACACGGTCAGTCAGCTATGACGGCAAGACTGTAACTTATGGCACCGATGCCGAACTGACGGCGGCGATTGGAGATATCGAGCGGCGCATCGCCAAACTCGAACGCGGCGCTGGGCGCGTGTTGCGCACTTATGCCGTGAAGGATCTGTGATGAACTGGCGTCAGCGTCTTGGCGCCTTCATCGGCGGATTTGATGCGGGCCAGCATCACCGCCGCTTGCGCGGGTTCCGCGCGACACGTGCGCACGTGAATGCGCTGATTGCAGCGTCAGGTCCGGACATCACGGCCCGCGCCCGCTGGCTCGTGCGCAATAACGGCTATGCGGCAAATGCAGTTGAGAGCTGGGCGGCAAACACCGTGGGCGACGGGATCAAGCCGATCGCACAGATCACAGATGCGGGACGCAAAGAAGACCTGCAGCGCCTCTGGCTGGCCTGGACCGATGAAGCCGATGCCGAGGGGCTGACAGATTTTTACGGGTTGCAGCGGCGGGCAGCCCGCGAGGTGTTTATTGCAGGTGAGGTCTTCTTTCGGGTGCGCATGCGCCGCGCAGGCGACGGGCTATCTGTTCCGCTGCAGCTGCAGATGCTGCCCGCCGAGATGTTGCCGCTGGAGCAAACGGGGGTTGCGGCCAACGGCAATGCGATCCGCCAGGGCATCGAGTTTGACCAGATTGGTCGCCGAACCGCCTATCACTTCCTGCGCCGCCACCCCGGCGACAGCACCGATCCCGGACTATCAGGTGAGATTGTCCGCGTGCCGGCCTCGGAGATCATCCATGTGATTGATCCCGTTGAGGGCGGGCAGCTGCGCGGTGTGTCGAAACTGGCGCCTGCGATCGTGAAGCTATTTCTGCTCGATCAGTATGATGATGCTGAACTCGACCGCAAAAAGGTCGCGGCGATGTATGCCATGTTTGTCACCTCGCCTGCGCCAGAGAACCCCCTTGCCCCTGCCGAGGATGACGAAACGCCTGCCGGGGTGGAAATCAGCCCGGGCCAGATCGTACGGCTGGATCCAGGCGAAGATGTAACCGTGGGCCAACCCGCTGACAGCGGTGGCACTTATGAGCCGTTTCAGTACCGGACCTTGCTGCAAATATCGGCCGCACTTGGCATCCCCTACCCCTACATCGCCAATGACATGGTGAAGGGGAACTTCTCGAACTCACGGCTCGCCCTGATCGAATTCCGCCGCCGTGTTTCTGCCTGGCAGCATTCCGTCATGGTCTATCAGCTCTGCCGCCCCGTCTATGCACGCTGGATGGATGCGGCGGTCTTGTCGGATGCGCTCGTCCTGCCTGGCTATGAAGCCAACCGGTCCCGCCTTTTAACTGCTGATTGGCTGCCCACGAAATGGGATTGGGTCGATCCGCTCAAAGACGCCAATGCCGAAATCGCCTCGATCGAAGCGGGGCTGAAATCGCGCACGCAGGCGATTGCCGAGCGTGGCTATGACGCCGAACAGGTTGATCGCGAGATTGCGGCCGAACGAGAACGCGAGCGCACGCTAGGTCTTGATTTCCGCCGCCCGGGCTCTCCTGCTCAGGGCGTACAGGCAATGCCGGTTAACGACGACAGCGAAGATGATGATAGCGGCGATGATACAGCCGATGACGTGACCGCGCGGTCTCGCACTGAAGAGGACCAATCCTGATGCTCCACGCCCGCATTGCCGCGCGCGCGTTCAACACGCCACTGCTTGTTGAGCCCTCCAAAGCCATGGCGTTTCTGTCCGGCCTTGGGCCGCGCATCCTTGGGCGGCAACTCGAGATGGCCGGAGACGATAGCGCGCTTGATGGTACCGCCGCCCTACCCGCCCGCGCCAGCATTCTCGCTGGAAACCTCGCCGAGCGCCTGCGCCAACATGGCGACACGCCTTATCCGGTCGTGGACGGCATCGCCGTGATCGAGATCGCGGGCGTGCTGATCCACCGAGGCAGCTGGATCGGCCAATCCTCGGGCCAGACCAGCTACGAAGGGATCGCGGCCCAGATCGAGGCCGCGGCCAATGATCCGGCCGTGCGCGGCATTGCGCTGGACATCGACAGCTTCGGCGGAGAGGTGGCTGGCGTCTTTGATCTGGCAGACCGCATTCGTGCCATCCGGGGCAGCAAGCCGGTCTGGGCTTTTGTCGCTGAACACGCTTTCTCGGCAGGCTATGCGCTAGCCAGCCAAGCTGATCGCATCCTTCTGCCACGCACCGGTGCGGTCGGCAGCATCGGCGTTGTTGTGATGCATGCTGATCTGAGTGGCCAGCTTGATCAGGACGGCATGCGCGTCACCTTGATCCACTCAGGTGAGCACAAGGTCGATGGCAATCCTTATGAGCCACTGCCCGAAGAGGTGCGGGGCGATATCCAGCGCGAAATCGATCTGCTGCGCATTCTGTTCGCCGAGACTGTCGCTGCCGGCCGCGCTGGTAGGCTTAGCCAGAAGGCAGCGCTGGCGACCGAGGCCGCAAGCTATCGCGGGGCGGAGGCCGTGGGCGCAGGTCTTGCTGACGAAGTCTCCGATCTGGCGCGCGGCTTTGCAACCTTTCGGCAGATGCTGGTCAGCGCACCGATGCTCCCACCTGCGCGCACTCAGCGCGCATCCATTCCTCAACCCAGACAGGAGGCAATCATGGCCACCAAGAACGAACCCGAAGACAGCCTGCAGGACACAGGGCCAGACGAGATGGACACTGCGAATAGCGAAACGGATGCCGCCGATGCTCCACCTGCTGCTCCGGCCCCACAGCCCACAACATCTCAACTGCCCGCGTCATCGGCGACAGCCGCAGTCCCAGTTGCAGCGCAATCCAGCAATCTGGCAGAATTGTCGGCGCAAATGCGCGAGGCGGCGGCGGAGATCGCCGAGATTGCGGCGCAAGCGGGGCGCATTGGCATCGCAATCGATGCCGCGAAAGCGCTGCGCGAAGGCACGGCACCTGAAGCCTTGCGTCGGCTAGTTCTGGAACGCGCCAGCGCCGCCACAGATGCCCGCGATATCGTTGCAGCCCCACCATCACCCGTTCTCCCCAAAACCACTGAAAGTCCGATTGTGGCTGCCGCTAAGAAGGCTGCCTCAGCTGGCAGCAGGCACTGAAGCACGCTCAAAGCCTGACGCCCCGCCACCTGATCCCCCACCGCTCCTCCCCGGTGGGGGATTTCTTTTTATCTCTTGACCACAAGGATCCCCGACATGAATGTTCTCAGACAGCCCCCCAGCATGGGCGATTTGCTGAAATACGAGCTCAACCCAAACTTCACCCGCGAAACGATCACCCTGCTGGCGGGCAGCGCCTATCCCGTTGGCGCCGTGCTCGGCCGGATTACCGCCAGTGGCAAATACAAGCTTGCAACTTCGGGTGGCACAGATGGTGCGCAAACCGCAGCGGCTGTTCTGCTCTACGCAGCTGATGCCACATCCGCCGATACGGCAGGATTGGTTATCGTGCGAGGACCCGCCATCGTCTCGAAAGCAGCGCTGGTGTTTGATGCCACCGTCGATGACGCAGCGAAGATTGCCACCAAGCACGGCCAGCTCGCTGCGCTGGGCATCATCCCGCGCGAGACAGCCTGATCCTACAGACCTTCACTTCTTATCATTGCGCTTAAGCACATCACCCCCTCATTCTCCGGAGTTTCCCTATGACCATCACCCGCAACCCGTTTGACGCGGGCGGCTATTCGCTCGCCGAGATGACGCAGGCCATCAACATCCTGCCCAACCTCTACACCCGCCTTGGCCAGATTGGCCTGTTCCGCTTTCAAGGCGTCACCCAACGCTCCATCGTGATCGAACAGCGCGAGGGCGTTCTCAGCCTTCTGCCCTCCGTGCCGCTGGGCGCGCCCGCCACTGTTGGGAACCGCGAACAGCGCTCGATGCGGTCCTTTGCGCTGCCGTGGATCCCACATGACGACGTGATCTTGCCCGCTGACATCCAGGGTATGCCCGCGCTGGGCCTGTCGGACGCCGCCGATCCCCTCGTTGAAGTGATGAACCGCAAGCTGACACTGATGCGCCGCAAACATGCCCAGACCCGCGAATATATGGAGATGAATGCGCTGCGTGGCATTGTGAAAGACGGCGCAGGCACCACCCTTTACGACTATTTTGTCGAGTTCGGTCTGGAGAAGATCTCGGTCGATTTCGTCTTTGGCACCGCTGGCACCAATGTCCAGGGCAAAGTCCGCAGCGTTCTGCGCGCCATGGAAGACAATCTGCTTGGCGAGACCATGACCACCGCGCATGCACTGGTCAGCTCGGAATTCTTCGACAAGTTCATCAGCCATCCAAAAACCGAAGAGGCCTATAAGTTCTTCTCGGCCACTGGTGGCCAGCCGCTGCGCGAAGACATGCGCCGCGCCTTCCCCTTCGCGGGCATGCTGTTCGAAGAATACAACGGCTCCGTCACCCTCTCGAACGGAACGTCAGAACGTCTGATCCCCGCAGGCGAAGGGATCGCCTTTCCACTTGGCACCTTCGACACCTTCACCACCTATGGCGGCCCTGCCAACCTGCTGGAGACGGCTAATACAATCGGGCTGCCACTTTATGCGCGCCAGATGATCGACGCCAACGGCGGCTGGATTGATCTGATGCCGGAACGCTCGATCCTGCCCGTCACCA